TTAGAATCTCTACAGTTGGAGATCCGGGTGTTACTTTTAAATCAACGTCAGAAACTAGTTTTTCAGTTCTACCATCAAGAACAACTAGTTTTGGCGGAATAGAAAATCCTTTTCCAAAAGATGTTACGCCAATAGAATCAAAAACAGCTAAAGGTTCTACTTTTACTCTTTGTGGATATATTAAAGATGGTGATAATGTTGGATCAGATGGATAATTATATCCAATATTTTTAATTTTAGTACCAAGTGCCTTTCCGATATTAGAGCTTTCTGCCTCTAAAATAGCACCTCTTCCAGAAACACTATCAACAGTTGTGATTCCGGGGAGAGTTTCATAGTTTCTACCAACACCAGTAACCTCAACTTTTGCTATTGGACCATATGTATGAGTGCAATCAGTTGTATAGTTAATTAAAGCACCGGATGCAGTGGTATATGAAGACGCCTCTGGAACATCTTTTATAGTATAAGTAAATGATGTTGTTGAAGGTGTAGCAATCTTATGAGTTCCTTGATAACCACTTTCTTGGATTTCTAGTTGACTTGAGTTTACAACCTCAGTGTCTACAATTATTTGTTGCTTTACCTCAGGAGTGTCTACATCAGGATTAGCGTCAATTAGATCAAGTTTGTAGTATAAAAACTCTGGTGTATCACTGTTAACTTCAAGAGTAACTTTTGCGCCGGACGATCCAACTGTACCAGATCTAACAACTTCAAAAACTTTACTGTTGTCTGATTTTTCCCAAATTACTTTAAAATCTTTATCTCTGTAGAAATTTAATTCAAAGGCAGGATAAGATTTACCTTGTACAACAAATCCAAGAGATGAATCAGACAAATCAAACGTTACTGTGGAGTCCTTGTAAAGTTTAATTGGAGGATTGATTGGAGATATGGTTCCAGAAGAAGCACTAGTAATATCAACTACGACCGGTTTCTCTTGAGTTGAATCGAAATAAGTGTCTGAAAGTTTGATCGTATTCTGATCAACACGATTTACATAATAGAGTTTGTCACTGGATAATCCTACAGAGGGAACCGTTGCAGTATGTAAGACTTTATCACCACTCTTAAATCCATGAGATGTTAAAGTTATTTCACTATTTGTGGTACTAACTTCAGAATCCGTGAAATCAACGGGATCGACTAAAACTCTTCTGTTGTAATCGTCATATTTAAATGTGATTGACTTAGTATTCTTTGGATTTACTTTTAATGTAATATTGTGGGGTTCACTTAATCCATGTGTCGATGCAGTGGCCACAGTGACCAAGTTTCTATCAACACTACCAGTCAGAACTGTGTGATTTGTGGTGAAACTATGAGTGTCTCCAGTGCCAACACTTCTAAAGAATAGTGTAGTCGATATTGTATTTGCAAGACCAACAAAAGTTCCAGTAGATCCAAGACCAACTCTTATGGTTGCAATTCCAATCAGATCATCATTAATTTTAGCAACAAACAGTGATTGTCCATCTGCAAGAGTGGTTCCTACGCCAACATTTGTTTCATCCTGTACGATGATACCACTTCCACTGGTTCCAGGAGAATACGTTACCTGATCACCAGTCTGGAAATTGTGATTTCTAAGATAAAGTGCTTTTGTCTGAATAAACTTTTGAGTGGCTCCAACACCAGGATTTACAAATGTGATTGTGGTCCCAATCCCAACTCCAGCAGTTGTTCCAAGTCCAACAACGTTTACTGGATTGAAGTAAATCTGTTCGTTTTGTCTATATGAATAATCAGTTTTGAATCCACTATTAACTGTGAACTTTCTAGGAACTTCGTAGATAAATTTACCAATAGTATGAGAGGAACCTGTAGTTCCCTCTGCCTCTCTGAGAACTCTTATTCTAGAGTTGATTTTATCTACATTCAGTACTTTTAATTTTTCATCACCAGTCATCAAGATGTCATTTTCTCTGATCTTGAATGGAGACAAGTCTCCAGTGACTTTGAAGAAAGTAACTATGCCAGTTACGGAAGTAGCTCCTATAGCAACACCAGTAGTTCCAATACCAGCAAACGCAAGTCTATTTGATTGAATTCCAACAGAATAAGATCCTTCAATTTTAGATGACGTTGTAGAAAGTCCAGATATAGTTACAACATCAAAGTTTTTGAAATTATGTGGATTATCCGCATATAAGATGTATTCGCCCTTAGATTCTCCGGGGTAAATTTCTAAGTTTTCTATTGAACTAGTAGCAACACTTACACTAGTAACAGATCTACCTTGAAGTCTCGAAACTTTTGCAAAAACACCATCACCACCAGTTCCGGTATTGTTAAATACCAGATTTTCATTCATTCTATACTCAGTGCCACCAGTGACAATTCCAACAGAAGAAATAGTTCCTCTAGAAGAAGCGGTTATTTGAGATTTTTGAGATAATTTGTTTGGAATGTAAATATATGGATATTCTGAATCATCCTCAATCAAATTATACGGATGAGTGTTTCTTCTATACTCATTTTGTAAGTTTTCAAAAGAATCCGCAGATGAACTTAAAGAGAAATTAAAATCATCTGGAATAGAGTGATAATTGTCTCCAATAATATATGGGAATTTTGGAGCTTTATAGTTTTTGAATATTCCTGAAGTAGATACATCCTTTTCATCAACAGTCATGAAATATGCATAAGTTCCTTCTGGATAATCTGGAGTTATGCAGAATCTACCGTTGTTTTCATCAAGAACACTTTCATCAGTTGAATTAGTGTGACTAAAGTCCTCTACAAAAAATCCTTCAGGGAAAATTGACGTTGATGGTCTATTTGCTTTAAGATCTAAAGTATACCCAGATTTCATCTGAGTTACAACTCCACCACTCTTAGTCCTATATCCATATGGGCCATAAATTGGATTTCCATCGTATGCAAATCCCAGAATTGGTGAGTGTTTTGACGATGGAGACTCTGCACCATTAACACGTTTTAAATCAAATTCTCCAAATGCTGTGGCACCAGATTGGTTGATTGCAAATGTATTTTCTCTAAGTTTTCTAGGTGCATACAAATGCACATATTGTAAATTTTCTTGATTATTAGAATCAATAATCGATCCATCATCTAAAGTAAAATATGGAAGATTTTTCTCAAAAAGATTAACTCTCCAATTTTGAAGATTCGCTCTAAACACAGGTACGTTAAGAGTTGATCCTGCATTTATGACATCAATCGTAGTTGAGGCCTGGTCATATCCGCCACCTGGTTCCACGACAGTCACCGATGTTATAGATCCATTTTCAATAACAGGAACTAAAACAGCACCTACACCGTCTCCATTAACATCTAAGTCTGGAACTGAAACGTATCTAGAACCAGAATTTTGAACGATAACGTTTACAATCCTACCATTATTAACAATTGGAGTTAATTGTGCGTCAATACCAGATTCAATAGTAACCTGAGGTTGGAAATCTAAATTGATGATTTCAGATGACCCATATCCAACACCGCCATTTTCCAAATGAACTGATGTTACCTGCCCTCTAAAGATTGGTTCTATGTCTGCTTTAAAAGTTTGATTGCCGATAGAAGATATTCCAACTTCACCAACAAGAGTAGCTGTTATCGCAGGATAGTTAAAAATGTGAGTGCCAACACCAACAGAGGTTATGTCAACATATTGTTTTGTTCTATAGTAAAATTCTCTATCAGAAGATAATCCAACAGAAGAGAGTTTAAAGGAATCATTATCAATTACAGTCACATAATATTCAGTATCTGCAGAGAGTCCAGAGGCAACAGTTCCACTACAAGTGTACTTTATTTTTTCTCCAGAGTTGTAATCATGGTTGGCGATAGTAATAGAATCACTCGCTGTACTTACCCCAGAGGCGGCAGGAGCGGTCCTTTTCTTAGTTTGATACCCAGAACCACCCGAAGTAACATTAATTGATTCTACTACTGATTTTTTATTGACTGACTGGAGTGAATGCTTTCCTACACCATGTTCAGTGAGGTAGACTGTGTTAATTCCAGATATAGCGTCGGCTTGTGTTGGGTGAAGTCTGACAGTAACGTTATCAATAGTTGATACAAAATAGGTAGAGTTTGTAACGATACCGGCAATACCACTTTGGTCAGATGTACGATATATTACTTGCTCAGCATTTCTAAACTTATGATATGTTGAGAATCCTATTTTCGATTGAGTTGATGCTGTTCCGATTATTACTTTTGCTGAATCCAAGTCTGAAAAGAATTCTGGATTGTGATCAATCAACTTCATGTTGACAAATCCAGTTGCACCTTGACCATTACCACCATCAATTTTTAAGGTGGGTGTTCTCAAGTAATCAAATCCAGGGTCTTTAATTCTAACTTCTCTTAAAGATCCAGAAATTGCTAAAAATCCAGTGGCTCCTGTTCCTACTGAATCATTAATGATTAAATTTGGTGGATTAATTATATCAACATTTTCTCCAGGTGCTAAAACTTCAATATCATTAATTTTGCCATATCTAATTACATCAGTTGACTTATAGTTTAAAATTTCAACACCATTAATCAATATACCAGTTGTTCCTGGTACAGTTGTTTCAGTTCTTTCAGAAGTTTTTGGTGTAGATACCTTTCTAAGAATTTTTTGTGGTTCTAAAGTTTTTGAATTAAACTCATATGGTTTAATTAAACTTTCAGATACAGTTACTGCTGACTCAACAGATACAAACTTTGAATTGAGAATATCATTTCTGCTTTTTGCAAATTTTACTGTAGATGAGTTTACTCTTTTTACAAAGTAAAGTCCATCAGCAAATAATGCATCTCCTCTAACTTTTCTGGTGGCACTGTTTCCAGCATCATCAATATAAGTCTCATCTACAAGAGCAGCAGAATAATAAACAGCATCTCCTGTATAGAATCCATGTTCTACTCCAGGAGAAATTTCAAATTCAGTTCCAACAAAGGTTCCACTAAATTTAAATTCTTTAGGAGATACATTAATTGGTTGTGCATTATAATATGGTAGAGATGGTGAAGACACCAAATAACTATTATCTACAGAACTCTTATAGACGTTCTCTACATCAGTTGAATATTCATTAATATTAGTAAAAGTGTTAGAAACTGCTTTTCTTCTAATTTTTTGAACTTTATACGTTAAGTTTAGATCTAATAGTCCTTGACCTTTTATTGTTAATTCCTTTTCTCCTGTAACAGAAATAACGGTTGTTTCTTTTATCGTACCATCAGAAATAATTAAAGATGCAGAATTACCAGGTTTAAAATAATTTGCTTCATTTAACGTAAGTCTATAAGTATTGTCGGAAGAATCAATAAGTTCTACTTTTGCAACTTTATAAACAGATGATACGTTGTATATCCACTTATTGGCCTTAAAGGTATTGTCAGTACATCCAAGAGTTTGTATATTTACAATTCCTTCTTTTAAAAGACCTTTAGTATCCTCTGGTGCGTTTAGAGAATTTAAGACAGAATTAACTCTGACTTTGATTATTTCACTTTGATCTAATTTAGATCTTCCATATGTAAACGTATTGACACCAACTGTTGTCGAATCAAGTATAATTGTACTGATACCAGTTACACCAAAAAACTGAGTTAATGATTTTGAGGTGTAACTTGCAATTCCAGTAGTTGCATTTGAATAGGAAACATATAATTCTCCTGTAGATCCAAATCCAACTGTAGAGTCAACATCAAGAACTGTGGTGCCTGCAGCAACTTGGCCTATGACTTTTGTAGATGGTTCGACCTTAAAATTACCGTATGTAATTCCACCAGCAGATCCGTCTGGTCGATTAAACCCACCATCATATGACAACTTATAAAAGGATTTTCCATATCCAACTTCTATCTTTTCAACACTCGTAATAGGAGCATAAGATTTCTGAAGATTGTCATCAAACTTGTATGCATCTTGATAAAGAGTTGCATTTTCTAAATTTTCAGGATCACCTTCAATTGCCTCAACAACAAGTTGATTTACAATTCGATATCCGGCATTTGACGGGGTGAAAAGAAAATCTCTTGGAGTGATTAGTTCAACATCTTTATTGTAAAGTGCTTTAAACAATATTTCAAAAGATTTGTTTGTTCCTTTACTAATATAAAAATCTTTTGCTTGTTTTACAAAAATATTCTGATTAAGTTCGGGAGTTAATGTTCTATTTTCAAATCCAGGAGCTAACTGATGTTTTGCTTTTGTTAAAAATTCTTTTAAAAATAAGCAACTTAAATTGGTGATGGTAGCACCATCTTTATGATCGTCAGATGCAGTTTCTTCAAAAATAACTTCTTCTTTGTTAATTTCACTTCTATAAGAAGTTATGCCGACAAATCCTCTGATACAACCAGTAAATGAATAATCTGTCTTTCCAGTGTATGAAATTATTTCATCGTCAATTTTCAGTAATCCATATGAATCTGGAAATCCTTTTGTTCCTGTAGGAGACTCTCCTGGATCGACGTTAATAGTTGTTCCGTAAAAAGTAACGTCACCAGACATTACTGCAGATTCTGTAAGATTTGTTGTTTCGTCTAACTTAATATATCTGTCAATATTTTCAATCAGATCAATAGGTCCACCCTGATATTCTTGTCCCAGGTAATATGACTTTAAAAAACTCTCTACAAGTGGAAAATCTTCCCTTACATAAGTGGGAAGTTGGCTTGCAACGATAGTGTTAAATTGAACTCTATTTTCTGACATTTTATGAATTTATCGTCTTAGTATGAGGATGAACCTGAAGTTGATGTACCTGATGAAGATGTTGTGGTTCCTGAGTAAGAAGCACCTCCTATTGAAAATGATGATGTGCCACTAGATGCCGTTGTAGTCGTTGTAGACGTGGTTGCAGTTGATCTAGTAGCTGTAGATGTGGTTGTGGTTGGTCCACCAGAGCGAACCAGATTTCCGTTAGCATAACTTGAAGATACCACATAATTGGATGCAGATGGGTCAAGTCCCGAAGAAATCTCATCAACAACAGTATCAAAGTTACTGTTACTAATATCTAGTTGCAAATAAAGATCCTGTAATCCGACAACATCGTTTGAGGTTGGACTTGCAGAAATTTCTAATGTTTGAACTCCATCTTTAATTTTTGCGCCAGTAATATTAACTGGATTTAATGTGATAACTCCTGTTGCGTAATTAATCGTACCAACGTTTCTTCTTACTACTGTTGGAGTTTGTGAACCAATACTTGGAACTGTAAAGAAGAAAAGACTTCCTGTAACTCTATTTGTATCGGGAATATCCGAAACATAAACTGGTTGATTAATACCTGCTACTAAAATTGCAGATGATTTGATATTAAACCCCGACATTCTCTTGATATAGATTTCATTACCAAAACCAATCTGATACTCTGCAAATTGATTGATGAGAACTCTTAAATCCCTTCTCATACTTACAGTTGTAATGTTAGACATCACGGCTTCGTGACTGTCATCAATAACTTTCAAGAATTTACTATATTTTAATCTTGCTCCGTACTTATTTAATTCACTAGATTCAGAATACTTAGTGACGTTGTTTTGAACAATTGTAGAAACAGCAGCCGCAGATGGTGCAAGATTCGAGTTGTAATAAATCTTTGAATCAATCTCAAGATACAGATATTTGAGATCTAGGATTTCAGGAACAATTCCAGCAACTGCAAATTTCTTTAATTTGAGTTTGATATTCTCTTTAATCAAATTTGGAAGAAAATCTCCAAATCTTGGTTTAATACTAATGAATACCTTTCCATATTGTGGTGGGACTAACTCTTCACCACCGAATACTGAAATAGATTCAGTTTCTGGATAAATTTTAGCAGGAATTAGTGTTTCATAGTCATTTGCAGTCAGTGCTCTGTTCTGAGAAGCATAAA